GATGGGCACCACGCTTTCGTTGACGTCGACACAGGGATCGGCCCCGTCTTGGCGTTCATGCTGACTCGTGTCAGGCTAACATGCATATAACCCTCCGTTCGCAAATATGTTGACTTGCAAGGCAAAGAAAGGGCGACTCACTTCGCTGTATTGCGAAGCGCTGTCGCCAATTGCTTTGCGTTCATTCGGTACGAAAACCCCTCGTCAACCCTGATGACTTTCCATCCCTTGCGAGGAGCCCACGGCTCAACTAGGCGGTATTCATGACCGCCGTATGTAACGACCATGCCTGCTTTGGGCTTGACCGTCTGATGCTTGGCGTGATATTCACGCACCGCCTTGCGCCATTCGACTGCATACCCAACGTCGACTGGATCAGCCTTGTCGAGTAGCGACAATGGGCAGTCGTAATAGTTCGGCCCCATGTCTTCGCTCATGCCCTTGTAGCCCCATCCGCCATTGCGTTGCTTGGCAATCAGGTCGAGGCAAATGAACTTGCGACCGTCTGGCATCTTCACCAGTTGCCACACATGATTCCCGACGACACGATGCTCCAGCGGAACATAGCCTTCGGAGAAGTGGCGTTGGTGTGTGAGTGATTCGATGTGCGCCTTGCGGCCCACATCAACCCATGCAAATGACCATCCCATATCAAACTCCACAGGCCGCAGTGAAGCGGTCAGGATTGAATGCGGGGTTGGTAGAGCGCAGTGCACGGGCCAAGTCGGACGCTTGGTTCGTGTAAGCAGCCAAGATCGCTTGGGCTCGCTCATCGTTGGGGTTGTGTGTCAGGTAACTCTTGACATCTGCTACGGGCTTTTTGAAGGTAGCAGCGATCAATTCGTAGTCTTTGCGGGTCATACTCATGGTTTTCTCCGTCAGTGATATGGGCTCACATCGAGCCCATATTCCTGCCCACTCTCTCGAATGGGTAAGCTGATGGCATATCCCACATGGGTTCCATCTGTGACCGTTACCGGGTCACTCTCCACACCGTCGCTTTGAGGCCAGCATTACTGCCGTAGGCCGCTTCCCGCCACGGCTACAAACCGCAGGGGATACAAGGGCGTCCACTCGCTTCTATTCCGCCGTGGATGGCGGTTGTGTCGTGATCGCTGGTTCACGCTGACTACAAAGAGCGGGTGCCGTATCCGGCTATCTGAATCACCCCGATCGGCGATTCGATGGGATGAAATGTAAACGGAAATATGAACAGTCGTCAACAAATATTTTCAAAAAGTTCAAAAAAAACTTGACGTAAGAGTGAAAAATGGCGTTGCAAAAAAGCAACAACCTCGCGTGATGAACGTGATGCGTTGGCGTGCGGATGGATGTGCGCATATACGTGTGCGCGCGCATAATCGCGACGTGGGCATATACGACGCGAATGATGGAAAGGCGGGTGTGGTTTACATACTCGCGAACGACGCGCTGCGTGACGACGTGTTCAAAATCGGGCAGTCAACGCGCAGTGGAAAGGCGCGTGCGGATGAGCTCAATGCCGAAGGCAAGACCGGCATGCCCAAGCGCTACAGGTGCATATTCGAGGTGACCACGGACGACTGCGGACGCGCCGAGAAGAACGTGCACAGGCGCTTGATGAATCGGCGCATGTCGAAGGAGTTCTTCCGCGTCGACATGGAGGAGGCCAAGCGAATCGTGCGCGAAGAATGTGCGCGGTTCCGTGTCGCCGAGGCGCGTGAATACGAGCGCGTGCCATTCACGGGATGGAACTTCAAGCACAAGCGCAAGATCGCGGATGAGGTTGGCTCGTCGCTCATCGTGTCCATGCTGCTCACAAGCCTTCCGCTCGCTGCCACAACGCCCGGATGGGCGATTAGTTCAGGCATATACCTCGGCGTATTCGCGGTCGTCATGTGGATTCACGCTAGGCGATCTAATGCGCAGTCGCAGGGGACGACGGCGGAGGCAAGTGACGTGCCTGCATCTCATACGAGACTGCGCACATAATCGCGAAAATCGCTTCATGCCATCCTGTGTTTGGGCATAGGCGAGCCGCGTCAATCAGGTCTGCATACACCTCATCTCCAAGTGCGCGAAGGGCGTCGTCAGCTAGTGATGTGAAGTCAAGCATGCTTCCCCCTCAGTACGGCGACTTGCGATGCGGCCAGTTCCTGAAGAACTGAACGGGAGCATCCTGATGGGCCAGAAATTGCCACGAATCACGATGGAACCAAAGGCCGATTAACGGCTCATCATCGCCAGCGCCCTCGTAGTTGCGCTGCTTGAATACGCGCAGGGTTGTGTCTGGCTCTTCCTGACGCTTACCCGATCCAAGCTTCGCTTCAAGCTCTTTTCCCTTGTTGCGCCAGACGCCGATTAGGTTGTCAGGCTGATCAGTGATCGATCCAGAGCCCTTGAAATCATTCTTGTCCAGCGGATCGGTTTCCTTGTTACCCTTGCGCATGTGGTGAACGACGTGGATGTGGCAGTCGAAGTCTTTCGCGATTGCGCACAACTGATCCATGAACGCCTTCTGCCCGTTGTAGTCATCTTCGTTGCGGACGCATTTGGCTAGGTTATCGATGAAGATGTGGTCAATCTTTAATTCGTTTGCGCAGTATTTCGCCATGCCAAGAACCAGCGCCGCATCAGTGGTTCCCTGCTGGTCGTACAGCCACAAGAGCCCATCAGACCACTCGCCAAATTCGTCATATAAATCATCAATGGCATCAAGCCCCGAGTCCTGCTGAAACTCAGGCGAAAACGGATTCATGCCGCAGTACATCCGACCCATCCGCTCCAGTGTTCGCATTGGCTTCATCTCAAAGCTGGCGATGCAAACCTTCTGCTCCTGACCCATAAGGCTCAGCGCAACCTGCGTGGTTACCAAGCTCTTGCCGTGGCCATTCACGCCACCCCACACCGTTACCTCTCCCTTGCGAAAGTCAAAGTTGTCAGACGTGTGCTCCCAAGGCATACACACCTTCTTCTGCGTGAACTTTGTACGCAGCCGCTCCTTCATGGAGTCAACCCAGATGCTCGCGTTCTTCACCTTTGCACGGGCGTCCGTATCGCGCATGTATAGCGCAAAGTCGATGTCATCACTCAAAATTTCAGCCATTTACCTCTCCTGTGTCCTTGTGCCAAATACTCACTTCATTACCGCAGCACCACGCAACTGACGTGGCACCTTCTTTTTTTGCCATTTCCGCAAGAGCCCTAGATCGCTTCAGCGTGATGGATCGGATGCTGACCATGCAGCCAACAACGAATCTCAGGTCGATGTCTTCGAGCTTGTCGGTGTAGGTGCACACCGTTGCAACGGTTCCGCACTCGATGAACCTGCGACTTGTGTATACGTCCTCGATGAAGATGCAGGCAGGCTTCAGGCCCGCGCTACGCATCCGCTCTATGGCATCGTGTCCGCGCATCACAACATCCCGGCAAACATGCTCTTGGAATCAGTCTGCTGACCAGACATGCGCTCGTTTGGCTTTAGCCAATCCGCCTGCAGACCCTGTGATCCTCGCGTGCACCAAACCTTCAGAAATCCATTCAGAGTCATTCCGGCCTTCTCTGACTCCTCCTTCGCTCCATCAATAACCGTTTGTGTCACGGTCGCGCGTTTTGATTTGCGTAGCGCAATCCAGTCCTTCCAAACCTGTTCATCAACATCCGCAGGACGAATAACAGCGGAACTCTTTGGTTCCGCGCTTCTACTCTTCTCTGTCTCTCCCTCTGTCTCTGGTGCATCACCTTGATGTCCTTCTGATATCACGTCGATATCGTCATGTATCAGCCAATGAGAGAGCTTGGTAAGTCGTTGTTTTAATTGAGATTCGGTGATACGAAGGCGAAACGCAAGTCTGCGCATGTCTGGGAGAACGCCTTGATGCGTCTCATCCTCGCTTGCAATGAGCCATAGGCTAACGAGCATCTTGGATGAATCGCCATCTAGCTCGTGCCAGTCAGGGTCGTCAAGAATGTCTCGGTAGAGTTTGATCCACGGAGGGGTTCTGTCTTTGAAGTGTTGGTGCTTCGACCAGTTCTTAATTCGAATGCTCATGACTCATCTCCACAGCGAGCGCATTGCACAACCTCCATGACTAGGTATTCATTGCCCTTGATGGATAGCTTGGCCAGACGCTCTGCTTCAGCGAAGGCTGATTCTTTTGTGGTGTGGAAGATCGTGAAGCGCATGGTGTGACCTATTGGTCGACGCTGCACAACAGCAAAAAGTCCTTGGGGATGGGGGTGAAGCGGCGGGCGCTTCTTGAGTGTCAGTGTTGCCAATGAGGCGTCTCCGGTGGTCGATCTCTGGTGAAGAGTGAGAACCGGCGCGGCACCACCAGAGAAGACTTGCCTTCGGGTGGCTCATGACTTCCACCTTATCCGGGTTCAAGCCCTGCATTGTCCATAAATTTGCACGCATGTCAACATCTATCCGCATCAACGTACTCAAAAACATTGACGCAAGGGTGAAGGTTTGGGAAAATATCCATCTCAATTCAGGAGGGAAGATGGAAATTCGAGACACTGAGGCAGGGGTATGTGAGGACATCTTGGCGAGGCAGCAGTTCGGAATGCGCAAGTACGGGCAGTCTGTTGCGAACAACCCGCTGACCGAGCGAGCTTGGCTGCAACATGCCTACGAAGAGGCGCTCGACATGGCGGTCTACCTAAAGCGCCTGATCCAGAACATGGACGCGCGCGGGACTGTCGGATTCGACGTCGATAAGACAACGGTGGGCATGGTCGAATGAGCTCCGTCGCAGAGCGCTATCTCCGGGCCAGCAACTCTGGCAATCTCAGACTCACAGACGGAAACTGCGACGCGGACGTGATCCTCGCAGCGGCCTACTCATCCTCAGGAGACCCACGGAAGATGCTCGCGCTCAAGGTGTGGCGCATGAAGCAGCAGGGTAATACACGGGGCTTCGAGGACGTGGTGGACGAGTGCATCACTTCGGTGCGCTCCTACCATCGCGGCATGCCGCTGTCTCAGGCGAAGGCCAAGGACGTAGCGCGCAAGACCCTGTTCTGGTGGCTGAACCCATCCTGCGAGCCATGCAACGGACTGGGCTACCCGGTCATCAAGGGCACGCCGATGCTCGATCACAGCAAGCCATGCGTGCACTGCGACGGGACTGGCGTGGCTCCTCTGGAAGCTCTGGTGACAAGCCAACATGCCAATTCGTCACGTCGTCTGGCTGATGATCTCAATCGACTCTGTTCGATTGTTTTCTCCGATATGGCACACAAGCTGCGCAGGGATATGGAACTGTCATAAATCACTTGACACTTGCAAATAACTTCGTTACAACCTCGGCAGGCGTAGTACAAATTGGGATGTGTTGTCCCTATAACCATAAGCGCAGACCTCCTTAGCGGAGCCGTCTCTGTTTGGTTCTACGGTCACATTACTCGCATCCCTAAACCCGATGCAGCTAAAGCCCGAGTGATGTGACCTTAGGGTCAAGCGCAACATATCCGTCTAACCACGGGAATTAGCGTCGGATTGGAAGTTCCGGTCGCCCTAAGCCTAATCCCTCCCTTGGCTGGATCGCATCCAGTCTTTGCCCTCTTCGAGAGGGCTTTTTTTATGCTCCGCCGATTCATCCCGAGAACCCAGCGGGTCTGCCACGGCTAAATGGCAGGAGTCTCCAGCGTGTTGCCCCGCATGTCATGGGCCGAGGGGAGTCGGGCATTTGCCCAGCGCGAAAGCGTAAGCCCCTATGGGCGATCTACCAACCGAAAGAATTTATGGCCACTCTACCGATGACACAAGATGACAGTATGTCAGAAGCAACCGAGAGCCCCGAAGCCGCAGGCGCTGAACAGGCCGAAGGCGAGGGCGACGGAACCTACTACATCGAAGTCGCTTGTCATCCCGATGGCACTTTCACTGTCAGCAAGGAGTCTGCCGAGTCAGAAGCCTCTGAGAGTGGTGAAGGTGGCGAGGCTGCTGGACAAGAATTTCCCAGCGCCAAGGAAGCCGTGACCGCTGTTCTCGCTCTGATGAAGGGCGGACAGATGGCCAACAAAGCAGATGAGTCGTCGCAGATGGCGGCAGGTTTCAAGGGAGCATCCCTGTGAAGCTGGTAATCGAACTGGAAGACGTGGACGGCGCGGTGCTGTCCAAGGTCACAGCCGTGGGCGGATTCGACAAGGAGTCGAACGCTCATCAAGTCGGGTATTCAATCCTCAAGTACCTTGACTCAATCATGGAGAGGAATGGAGAAACCGATGAAACTGAAGTTCGAGTTCACACCTGAAGAGGTGAATGCTGTTTTGGGTGCAATGGGCGAGGTGCCGAGCAAGTTCGGCCTGTTCCCGTTTGCGCAAGCCCTGATCGCTCAGGCACAGAATCAGCCTGTGGAAACGCCTGTGGATTCTGCGCCAGTCGCTGAGCCTGCAGTAGAACCCGCGTGAGTCTGTTCGTGATCGGCCTGATCATGATCGGCGTGTTGTTGCACATCCTGCTGTTGGAGGTGTGATGGCAACGAAGAAGACGCAGAAGCAAGTGGCGCAGGCTCTGGTGACGGAGACACGCGATCAGCGTATCGCTCGCCAGAAGGTGGAGATCGTGGCTCAGATCACTGAGGGAGAATCTCTGCGCGCTATCTGCAGGCGTGATGACATGCCGAGCGTGACTTATGTGATGGAGTGGTTGGCGGCTGACAAGGCCTTTGCTGAGCACTACACGCGCGCGAGGGAGACATACGCTGATGCCGTCTTTGATGAGCTCGACGATGTTTCCGATCAGGCTGTCACGGCCAGCACGGCCATTGAGGTTGCCGGTCTTCGCTTGAAGGCTGACAACATGAAGTGGAAGCTGGCTCGAATGAACGCCAAGAAGTATGGCGACAAGCAGCAAGTCGACTTGACCGCGAAGGTTGAGATCGACATCGAGCAGGTTGACAAGAAGCTGGAACGGCTGTTATCGAAGGCTAAGTAATGGACATTGACTTGTCCAAGCTCAGCGAGTCTGAGCGGCGTGAGCTCTTGGAATTGCTGGAAGCAAAGGATCGTCTCCTGAAGGAGAACAAGCTGCCGACGTACAAGCCGTACAAGAAGCAGCGTGATTTCCACAATGCTGGCGCTATAGCTGGCATACGTGAGCGCTTGCTCATGGCTGGTAACCAGCTTGGCAAGACGTACTCTGCGGCGTATGAGACTGCCATGCACCTGACTGGCATCTACCCTGCAGACTGGGATGGAGCGATGTTCGATGAGGCCACGACCGGCTGGGCGGCATCGATTACGTCTCAGGGAACGCGGGATACGGTGCAGCGTTTGCTGCTTGGCCCGCCGGGAGAGTGGGGCACTGGGGCGATTCCAAAGGCAAACATCGTGGAGATCAAGCGGTCGACACACGGTGTAGCTGATTCGGTTGAGACTATTCTGGTGAGGCACGTTGATGGTGGCCTGAGCAGAGTGGGTTTCAAGACCTATGACCAAGGCCGAGAGCGTTGGCAGGGCGAGACTCTTGACTTTGTGTGGTTCGATGAAGAGCCCGCGCCTGACATCTACTTCGAGGGTCTGACCCGTACGAATGCCACTGGTGGCATGGTGTACATGACGTTCACGCCTTTGCTTGGCATGTCTGACG